TCCTAGTCAGTTCACGCTTTAATGCGTTGATTAATTCTATGTAATACTTCTCCAAGTTTTCTGTCATCTTTATTTCGGCTTCGAGCGCTTCTATATCAGTTTCTATCTGCTTCAACTCTGGATTTTCATTTATTACCTTATAACGCTTTTCAGCTTTGGTCTTTGCTTTTATATCTGATTGATTGATGTAGGTATCTATCACTCTATTTTTCTGTATTAATTTTACCTTGGTCGAATTAATTTGCGACGAGAAAAAAATTAAGAACTGCGCAAGACCGATAGCGTACTTACTAATATCTGCGGATGACGTAGCTTCTAAATTTCTTGGGTCAAACGCAAATATTTCATCCATAAGACTCTCGTTACGAGGCATCTTATGAACCATTAATTCTTTTGACCTGTCATTTAGATATTTATTTATGTCATTCATAATTTAAGTCGCCTTTGAATCTTCAGATCTGTCTTCCCATATAGGTCTCTTACCTGTGCAAAGATAATCTCTCGATATAATCTTACCATCTTTATCTTCTATCTCTACCCACTGACCCAACATGCCTATTTGTTTACAAGCGAACGACAAGTTGCAATACTTTTGATCTCCGTGAATTGTCCCATCCTTCAAAGGAACAAAGTCAGGACAATCTTTACACATATCAGGGTCATGCGGATCTTTTTGTCCTGGAATTATTATTTCTGTCATGATGTTATTTCCTTACGTGCTCGTTCTATAAATTTTTCCCTATCCAATTCTTTGGCACTTCTTATTTCTAATAACACAAAGCCCCTCTTTTCGCAATACTCTTTCTTCAAATTGTCTCTTTTCTTAGACGCGAAAAAAGTTTCTCTATCATTATGAAAGTGCTTGACGAACTCATCGTGCTGACGTCCTTGCACCTCTATTAACACACCCAAATCCTTGATATAAAAATCAAAAAACAGCCTTGTGTTGCCATACTTCACATAATATTCTCTCGTTATGATATTATGAGGAAATGTTTTTCTCAAAAAAGCATATGTCTCATCTGCAAGTTTACTCATCTGACAATCCCAACATATCTTTTACTCTACCCCTTAATCCATCATACATTTCAGTGTTTTCTCTGAACATATTTACTAAATTTCCTTTACCATTAAACTTCTCTTCTTCATATTTATACCACGCACCGGATTGTTCTATCAATCCAAAATCAACAGCGAGAGTAACCACTTCACTAACAAAATCATATCCTCGACCATAAATAAGATTAATTTTGGCTGATCTCCAAGGGGCAGCAAGTTTATTCTTAACTACTTGAAAACTACTCTCATGTCCTATAGGTAAACCCTCGTCTCCTATTATTCGAGAAGTTTTAGATTCACCGCCCTCTACTTTAATACGACCAGTTGCATAAAAAGCTAGGGCTTCTCCACCCGTAGGAGTTCTATCGTCTCCCCATTTTCCAATATTGTGTCTTATCTGATTGATAAATATAAGAAGTGTATTCGTGCGATTAACTACCGGTATGAGTTTCAGACATGCTTTACTCATAAGGCGGGCTAATAATCCTATATAGTTATCACTAATCTCGCCCTCCGCCATACTTTTTGGTAGAAGAGACGAGACACTGTCTACAACACAAACATCTAATTCGTTGGTTTTCATTAGTTTTTCTGCGATTTCCAGATTATCGTCACCAGTAAATGCCTGTATCAAACACATTCTATCGGGGTCTACATTGACTTCTGCGCCCATATTTCTAACAAGTTTGGGGTCAAGTGAGTGTTCAGCATCGATGTAGGCTACTTCCAAACCCCGCATCAACGCCTGCATACACAGACTCAATGCAAGAGTAGATTTACCACTACTGTTGGGTCCATAAATCTCATAAGCTCTTCCCCTTGCAAAACCACCAATACCTAACGCAGAATCAAGTGACAAGCACCCAGTAGAGACAGCGTCTATCTGTAAATCTTCGTGATCTCCTAAGTAACTAACAACTCCTTCCCCATACTTTTTAATAACCGCCTGTTTCTGTAATTCCAGAGCACTTTTCGCCTTAGGCTCTGCCTTTGCCTTCTTTTTAGCCATTATTTGCCTCCATTTTTGCTAATAAATCATCTAATTCTCGAGCTCTTTCTCTCAAATCTATTTTTGTATTGCTCTCCATTTCCGCAATTCTACGCTCTGCTTCTTTTTCTCTTTCTTTTAAAAGTTTATTATTCACTATCTGAAGTGCTTTCTCTGTTATCCAACCGGCTTTTGCTTGACCTACCACCCTTATGTCTATGGGATTCTTAAAATTAAATTCTTCTTCATGATCAAAAATAGTATTAATAATCGCCACACATTGTTGAACGGCGTTGAATCTATTCAAACCTTTCGATTCGCGAGATTCAACAAAAAGACGCATCATACGAAATTCATTCTTAATGTTGTCCACGTAATATTTATATCTATTAGGATACTTACTCCACAAACGCATGAAAAAATAATTACGCAGATCTTTCAGAGTAATCACCTTATCATTCACCAATATAGGTTCAGTAACCTGCCAACCAGATTCAATGGCTATCTGCTTAGCTTCTTCGGCATCTCGAACTACTCTATACCCCGCCTTCTCAACGTTCTTTATGGACTCTTCAAGATGGGTTTCATCTGTAGATTTATTGCTAAATAAATCATGTTGGTCTAAACTCATGCTATCGCCTCTTAACTATTGTCAGTAATGCTGTGTGTTTATCACTCTCAGGCGATTTGAACACTAAGTAATTGCTTCCCTCAGTAAAGTGTACTTCTAATCTATCGCTTGAGAAATCCTTCAAAAGAGAGTCAAGAAACTCACCGTTAACATCCACATCCAACTCAGTTTCAAAAGGCTCTCCGAAATCTTCAACTGAATTAACGACGTCATTTTTCAAAAGTAATTCACTACCTTTGAAAGTAATCGTTAATCTACTGTTATCCTCTGGATCTAATACATCCATAAGTGTATGAACAGTATCAACAAAATCAATACGAGGAAAACCAATAACCTTCTGCAAATCAAACATTGGTTCGTAGTTAGGATAACTTTCATTGATAATCAGCCCGCCAACAATGTACATGTCGTTGGATTTAATATAAACATTACGACCTTCCAACTTCATAAACACTTGAGCATCATCATCAAGAATAGCTCTCAAAGTTGATGCAAAGTTATAACTGAAAATGTACGAAGCTTTTTCAATATCCGCATTAATATCCAATTCAAACTCTGCAAGTTTAACACCGTTAGTTCCAGCGAACACTATACCATCTTCTTTAATAGCCACTTTAACCCCTGTCATAGACCGTCTAACTTCTGATGGGTTAACACAGTGCATAACCTTGTCAATACCACGCCTAAAAATACTACTATTAATAATCAACTGTGCCTCGTCAAATGGCTTAACTGTTGGGTATTCATACTTATAACACTTAAAACCTAGCCGTCTATACGATGGCTTGCCAGATTGGAAATGAGTCTTAGTTTTTATAAGACCCTCTGGACCTTCCACTACAAAATGGAAATCCTTGGTCCCGTAATCATCTACCAAGGGGATAAATTTAGAAATATATCCCTTTATATCATTAAGTTTCACTAAAATTTTACCAGTCTTAATGATTTCACACTGGTCATTGCTGATGACTAAATGAACATTTCCATCTGTTGCTTTGTATTTTACATCATTACCCGCCTCTATCATTATCATGCTGGTAACACCCTCATCGTTTGGCCTAACCACGTTAGACAAACGAGCAACGATAGATTGTAAATCTTCTACTGGTATCTTAAATTCCATATTCCTTCTCCTATTTACAAGCTCTTAATTTTGCTAATTCCCAAACATAATCATATATATGCAACCCCTTACTTGAGGCTATAATTTCACCATCTTCCACACCGATTTCCGCAGCCATGTACTCCTTCATAAGTTGTATGGCGCCGAGATTAGCAGGTAGCCCGTTCCACAGATCCCAGGATCTAAAGTAAACTACGAAATGAAGTTTACCACTACTTATCCTTGTATCAATCTGACGCAAACATGGGGGATCTTTCAGATAAATATTAGTTGGTCTGCTAACAGCCATGCACGCTTGGTTAGTGTTATGACCGTCACGCTTATACATATTGATAACTTCATTTATTTGACGTTCAAGATACATACCATAGGTATAATCTTCCCCCGGTTGTTTTTCTGATGTCATCAAATATGGTAGGTATTCTTCAAGGTACCCGTCAGCAACGGGATTAGGTATGCCTAAACTTGGTGGGATATCCGGAAGTAGCGGACGCACTCCAGGATGTTTAATATGAATAGTCACATAGTCAAATTCGAGGCGCTGTTGTCCCTCGTAACTGCCTCTATCTATTACGTATTTCTTTCCTATTTCTAAAATCCTATAGACGCATTGAAACCATGCATCAGGTAAATCTCGAGCCTCAATAAATTCTAAATCCATGCAGTAATCCCCCTGAAAGTTAATCATTTTTCACTGAATTCAACTATATTATAGAATAAAAACAAGGTTTTGCTAGATAAAAAATGCATAAATTTAAAAAAAATTATATACCAGTAATTGATGCTGACAAATCTAAACTTTCAGTACCTTGATATCCTCTTAAACGACCAACAACAGAAGCATGTAAGTATTTAACCCACGAATATTTTACATCTGGGTAAATTGATGCACCTAAATTTGCATGTATAGGTAATCCACCATTTATATAAGCTCCTAAACTAGACCTTCTATACGTTGAAACCCTATCGATCAAATCTCTTACAGCCTCGTCCACGTTTGCGTAATTTGACATATTAAATATGTATTTACGCCTTACATTTCTACGCTCTATCATACCAGAAACTCGCTTATATGATTTAGCTCGCACAACCCAATGTCTATCTCTATCCACCCTGTAAACCTTATCTGCGCCACTAACATAAAAATAATGATAAGGCGAATCGCCTGTAAAATCAAAGAAAATTTCTACAAACCTTCTCCAATTTTCATAACCATCCTCATCAAAATCAATTACTACTTCGTGGGTTTTTGGGTTTACATATGGCGGAAGTTCGCTGTAATTCCAATCAAATACGGCCTTTATATAAGCTGGTAAGTTTGATGATTCTAGTACACCTGTAAGAGTTGCTGGTAAATTAGCCTCCGGATAACTACTAAACAATATCCTAAGAGTATCAAAGACTTTATATGATGGATTAACATCTAATTTAAGCCGTAGTATGGTATATTTTAGCGGTTGGGGAACAAAACTAACAGGTATCTTATCTTCTACGTTTACAACCCCAGTATTAATACAAGCAGCAAGCTCCACTACGTGTGAATAAATATTTACATTCCAACCAAAAATAACAGCTCTCAAATCATGTTTCATAATTGGATATACGTAAGCACTTAAATTTATTGACCCCGAAGCAAAGCAGGAAGAGTTAATCATAGCACCCAGATCTAAGTGCTCTAGTAACGCAACCCTAATAGCTTGTTTTAAATATATAACTCTCGGTATTATTGATGCAGGCAAATCAACTGTTTTTCCAGTAGCAAATATGTAAGCACTCAAATCTGCTGGGTAAATCAAGGATATGGACGCACCAAGATTAAAACTATACCAACCTTCTATAATTCCTTGTAAATCATAAGGTACTTCAGTCTCTATCATACCTTTGACATAGGCTAATAAATCTTTGTACCCGCCTGAAGCTTCTATGTAAGCTTGAAGATCATTAGGCCCATAACCACCTATTAATGTAGCTGGTAAATCTGCGGTAGCCCATCCATGGATACTGGCAGGAAAATTTATCGGATCAACAGCAGACAAATAAGCTGCTAAATCAGCTAGAGTAGTAGACTGTATAATAGCCGGTAAATCTGTTTTATAAACTGAATTAATTTCACCGGCAAGATCTGTTATACTCCAAGCACGTATATAAGCTGTTAAATTGGCAGGTGGAATACCATAAATATAAGCATTTAAATCAATTGGATAGTAACCATATACATAAGCAGATAGATTTTTAACAGCCCAACCGTTTAAATGAGCCGGTAAATCAACGGGTGGAACACCATAAACATATGCTGGTAAATTTCTAATCTCAATAATATTTAGATAAGCATTTAAATCGGCTGGAGGAATTCCATACACCGAGGCCCCTAAATTCTTGGACGACTGAATAGTAGATTTAATATATGCGCCTAATTCGGCTTGGCCCATCACAACCTTAATATACGCACCTAAATCCGCATGTTCGGGATTACCATAAATATAACCACCTAAATGTCTATAACCACCATAAACACAAGGAAGTTGAATAGTTTGTATCTTACCACCGTAAGATATTGTATAGGTAGGACATTCTTTCAAGTAATCTTCAGAAAGAACGTTAATAGCGGCTTGTAGATTCGCAGTAGCAGCAGCCCCAAATTGGAATCTCATACTACCAGCGTTAGGCATAGTATACCCACTGGAAGTAAACCTAAACGGCATATTATTCGCTGGTGGTTTAGTATAAGCCACTTAGTTCTCCTTAACCAGATATAGTAATAGTAATTGGATACATTTCTCCATATATAAGGTCATTGTAACTTTGTCCGCCCTCTGGATCCAAACAAGCCAAAAAATGAGATCCACTATAAGAAGTCGTGATGTAAAAACCACCATCACCACTCGAAGTAGTAGATCCTAAATACTCACCCGTATCTCTTTTATACATAAAAATTTGAGCACCACTAACAGTACTCCCTAATTCATATACGGTTCCTGAAAAATAATGTATATAACTAATCGTCGGAGAAAAAGTAATTAAATCATCGAAATTACTATAATACGTAGCCTTAATCCAAGCTGCTGAACGCTGAACATCAGAAACCCTAACCTCATCTATATCGCCCCAAGATTGAGTGGCAGTACCGCCAAAATTATCAAAACCACCAGTACAATGGTAAGCCACACTATCAACATACCCACCGTCAACATAAAAATAAGTATTAGTATCATCAGAAACAGCAACTAAGTAGTGCCACCCATTACTAATAGTGTTTAAATTATAACTACTTTTACGCCATGCACCATCATAAACAGCTAATAAATTATCCGTGTCTATTAAAATCATATATTGATTTGGGCTAGTAGATTTAAACATGGCATTAACACCTGCTGAGCTCCACGGCTTTAAGAAAAAAGATTCCGCAGTATAAACATTACCAGGATTAATAGTACTTTCTGCAATCGCTCCTTTATTAACATCATCTACATCTAAACCATTACCTATCAAAGCACTGGAAGGCTGAGCACTGCTTATAGCATGCCCATGTATACCACTAATAGTAGAATTTTTTATTTCAGAAGCAGCTCCTGTATATGAATCCTCAGAAAAATGGAAAACAGCATTAAAATTACTATCCCAAACATTTTGAGCCGGCGTTTCTCCAGTATCACCTATATATCCAGAATTGGTGGTATGGTTAGAATCATAATATAAATATAACTCTGTATCTATCCCAGAAGATACTGTTGGAACTTTAGTCCATAACCAAGCTTGTTCATTACCGGAAGCAGTAGTATCATCCCAGCGTTCTATTTCAACAAACAACTCAGTTTCTACACCGGATACTGTTGTTGTTACCGCAATTTTTTTCCTATTATCATAACTTCCAGAAATCGTAGCTAACTCATCAAACACGCCAGTAGTGTCATAATTTGTTTGGCCACTACTAGATGATAGAGATATAAGTACTGGAAAATTCGACAATTCATACATAAATTCAACTTCCTGTATAGCAAACCAAGTACCGCCAGCTTGATAAACATATCTTTCATGAATTTCCATTCTTAAATACTGATAATAACCATGGGCAGTAAACTGCATCCAAACCGACCACTCATCAGGACTCATACCAGAAGCTCCAGGAACATCATCATCATACAAAGTTGTTTCTTCACCAGAAAATGATCCGGTATTAGATCCCAAAATTTTAATATTACTTGGCCACGCATCATTACCACCATCTCCCCTTGTGTGGAAACGCATCCAAGTAATTTCTCTCCCAACTCCAAAGTTCCATTGTATATAACAACTTCCATCAGGATTATGTGGATTTGTACCACCATTATTAAGCCAAGAATTAGCTGTTGACCCATCTGCAATTCCATCCCACGCTTCATCCGGTATATAGCTCGAACTATATTGTGATGAAGCGGTGCATTGTGTCTTATCAACACTGTTACCTTGGAGTAAAGTACTATCAATTTTACTAGCATCAATCGTTAACTTTAGTTTATTATCACTATTCCAGCCAGCTAACCCCATCTATATTCTCCCTTAAGTTACATTTATATCTACTATACCACTTCCTGATAATACCTCGTTTGACCTTCCTTTATGACTAGTACTATACCAATCATAAATTGTTTGGTCACTTAGATTAACTACGTTAAAGTAACCCTCTAATCCTATATACATTTTATTCGCCGACAATCCCGCATCTGTGTCAGCCCATATAGCTGTGAAAGCATCTGAGCCGCCATGCACACCAGAAGCTCTAGTAAAATTGATGTAATTTTCTGTTCCCTCATCTATTATATAAGCACCACTAGTGGTAGCCATGAATATAGTATTTGAAATACCATCAGATGAGGTCTGTTCCGTCACAAAAATGTCGTTAAGTTCTATTCCCGACTCAAAAATTCCGCTGCCAACTGTATAGTTCTTATTTGCTTCAGTCCAATCATATAAAGAAGTATACATAACATATAAAACATCCAATGTCATATAATAAAATCCACCCGTCGAGGTCATAAATCCTTTCCTTACCCCACTAATTGTTGTATAACTTCTATAACTTTGCGGGTCTATCTTAACTATATCAACTCCAGAATTAGTTATCATACACAAAACGTCTCCACTACCATGGATATATCTTATATTATCTGAAGTCAATTGGTGATAATAAGTCAAATCACTAAAATCGTTTAGACAAGTAAATAAATCATAAGGGCTTACAACACTTCCACTAATACATGTTTTATTTATATACTTAACCCCACTATTAGTTGTTCCAACAAAAACTTTGTCCTCATTTGCCCATACTGTATTGAATCCGCCACTATAAGTTACGTAAGCGTATTGACTTTCAGATGTAATGTCATAGATATTTAACCCGAGTGAAGTAGCAGCGTACACATAATCATCCGTCCAAACTTGGTAGAATGTTTCAACCGTACCAAACCCATATGTAGATCCGCTAAAACCCGGTGAAGAATATCCACCAGTCGTAAAATTAAATATACCGCCACTAACGGTTGGTATAGTCATTAATTAGCTCCCGTACTTTATCTTGTCTTCAACTAAAATATTGTAATCCTCGGATAATCCCGGAAGAATATTAACAAAATGATAATCATTAAATGGTGTAGGAATTTCAAAATACCCTGTTGAAGGGCTTGAGATTGCAGATCCCACCAATTCTCCTGTACTTCTATGGTATAGGTATACTTCCCTGGCTACCGGACTCCCCAGAACTTGTACATACCCATTAAAAATAAAGGAAGGCTTGTCTTCCTTTGCCCCAAACGTTATTAGTTCGTCCCAACTAGTATAATATGTAAGGTGTATCCAAGTCTCTGAACGAGCTATATTTGAAATTCTAACCTCATCTATTACATCGTTATAGTTATATGAGGATGAGCCTTCTTCGTCAGCTATCTCAAGTAATTTATCAGAATTAGATCTAATAGCAGTAGAATAGCTAGATGACGTATGTATTATAGAATTATCTAATAACATCACCATATCGGAAGCACCGCTATCATAAATACCAACACCATAATGATAGTTACCATCATTAAGGGTATTTCCATAATTATACAAATCAAAAGTTGGGGGAATTGAAAATCTAAGCTTGTTATTATTCATAATACCTAGCTGATAACAAGCATTATTAGTACCAGCAGCCCCATACTGCTTAGCTATCATACGTCTATAGTTACCACCTGTTGTATATTTAAACACAGCTTCCAATGTTATAGCTTCTGTAATATCAAGCTCAGCGTCTTTACCACAATCTAAATAATCGTTTGATCCATCGAAATCTATACCATCCCCTATTTTAGCACCTACTAAATCAATAGGAGTCATAGATCCGTTTGGTGATCCGTCGTTAGTATACGAGGTTGAATCTAATACATCTGATCCAAAAGGATCTTGAGCCATGTGCCAGACGCCTACAAAATTATTATCCCAAACTTGTTTAGCAGCATAGTCACCCGTATCACCTATATAACTAGTATTATCAGACACATCTTTATCATAATATAAATAAATAACGGCGTCCGTGCCGGAGGAAAGGGTAGGCACTTTTACCCATAACCAAGCTTGTTCGCTGCCGGAAGTAGTAACCCATTTTTCTATTTCTGTATAACATTGTACATCCTGAGTTCCAGATGTTGTATAAACTGCAATTTTTTTATCATTAGTTATATCAGAGGAAAAACCAGCTTGAAAACCTGTTGGAGGAGTATAAGTAAAAGCAGATGCCCCAAAATTAGCTGTAGCTTTATTTCCACTAGCGTTAAAACCTACCATAGCATAAAACTTGCCAATTACATCAGTATAAGCTGGGTTAGTACCAGAAGCTGGAACACCAGCTGGACTTCCTTGCCAAGTACCGTTTTTAGCCCACCAAATTTTACCATTATCTAAATCAAGAGCTACACTTATTATATCATTAGTTGTATAACTATTACCGTACGAACTAGCAGTATTGTTGTATGCATTTCCATTAGCCCCATAATAACCATAACCTTCTGTAGTATCACCAGGATACGTTAATGTTTCTAAAAACGTGCCAATACCAATCATATTATTAGTATCACCAACTACATCTAGCTTAACTTCCCAATACCATTTACCAGAGCTTCTAGCTAATATACTTCTCACAGCATCCCATGCACTACTAACCATTGTAGCTGTTAAATCACCATTTGACAACGATATTCCAGCGGCTTTATCATTTTCATTCCACGTATTATCATATAATACTCCACTGGACGTAAGCTCATCAAACACATCAGTAACATCAACATTTGTTATTCCAGAGGCATCAGATAAATGAATTAAAACAGGAAAATCCGTCATATCCCCGTCTATTTTAGTTCCATCTATAGTAAGTTGTATTCTTTGGTCATAATTTTCATCATGCCATACATAATCAGTCATGATTATTCCTCCACTCTCCACCATGTTTTTAGCCTTGCTTCATGGTCTGCTATATCTGCTCCATTTGGTATATCAGTTTTAATATACATATTTTTATAAGATTTAGATGGTATGTCTTCAATTTTTACTGCCGGGGCCATTAATAATTTATTCACATAGGGAGTATATGCTGCGTTAGTAGTACGCAAAGTTAATTCTACTTGATGATATTGTTCTTTCGGTAAAAAATACCCATCTTTACTTACCTCTTTCCAGCTAGCAGATCCACCAGTGCCCCATACTGGGTCGTAGGATATCGGCAAAAAATCAGTGTGGTAATTTAAATGGTCAGTGTGGTTATGAGCAAACGCTCCTGGTAAACTAGTAGTAGATGATGGGCCATTAAAAGTGTGTGTTATAGATCCATTACTATTAATGTGCTTTACAAAATCATTTGACGATGACCACACTATACATCCATCATTTAAACCTCTAAGACGACTAACATTAGCTACACCAGTAGTGGACAAAACAGTTCCAACACTATTTAAGTGGTAGACATTACTAGTACTACTATTAAAATACCAAAAACCATCGTTATAATCAGTACACATTCGTGAGGCTGTTCTGCCAAGATATACAGATTTCACAATATTTGCGCTAGAATCATAGCGTCTTGCATAATAATCAGTATTGTCCACAACCCAACAGCCATTATCACTAGTACCACAAATGGCTCTGGGTGTCTGTAATGTAATCTGTTGTAATTCAGTGCCAACTGCATCTAAATGATATACAACACCTAAAGATTTATTTGTATACCAAACACCATCACCGTCCAGTTCAACTGCAAAATCATACAAAAAATCAGTGCCTCCATCATAAATACTGGCCAATTCACTAACTAGTTGATAATCAAAATGCAGTAAATAAAAAGCTCTATCACCGTTATATCCCCAAATTCCTCCAAATTTATCAAATTCCATATTAACATCAAACCCATATCTTTCATACGGTGGATTGTTACTACCAGCATTAATAAAATTAGAATAAAGTTCAGTAGCATCTCTATTATAAATTATTACTTCGGATCGGCTGTAAGCCCCCTTACCTGTTGGAACATTCCTTGAATAACTGGTAGCTACATGCCCAGTTCTTCTATCAGCAGCTGTACTAATAGTCTTCAATGCAGAAGTAGCATCAGCGGTAGTTATCCAATTACCACCATCAAAATTATATAAATTATATTTGTACACTTCCAAAAAACTGCCAATTCCAACATACCAATAAACCTCATTAATTGGTGTAGGCTCTATACCACTTCTAACCCTAATAGTTCCATTATAAGAACCAGCATCATAACTCACACTGGTAAAACCACTAGTAGTTGTAGCATCCACTATAAAATAACTTGAACTGTATGCATCATCTACCTTAAAAATGGGAGAAATGTAAGTTCCAGTTGACTCATACACTGGCGTCATATTATATCCATATAACTCATCTTCATACCCCAACACACAACCAAAGATAATTGACATAGTATCGTTACTTTTTCGCGGATTAATTGCACACATAAAAGATTTATTGCTAGCATTATTAGTATGAGGCCCATCAGCATGTATAGTAGGGCTACCTACATTAATTGATCTTGAAGAATCACTTGGTATATGATACAAATAAGCAGTAGGAGTGTATCCATAACCATACAAAACTATATAGTCTCCATAATAAGCTATGCACGATTTAAATGGATTGCCGCCAAGAGTAGCTCGATTTAAATAATCAGTAGTCCAAGTATTTGTAGACACGTCATATCTACTTACATAGCCATATGTTTCGTTATATTCACCAGCAATGGAATAAACATAATCCCTATCAGTATCATATGATATACTCACAGTAAAAGGGTAATTACCAGTACCACCATAAAGAAATCGCCCAAAACCATCGTCTAAAACACCCCAAGTACCTGATACTGTGTTGTACTTTTGGAAAGTCGTAGTACCAGGAGCGCCAAGGCCATCCGCTGAAGCTAAATAAACACAATCAACACCATCACTATCCATACTAAAAGCGGTTGAAGTGGCTGTAGGCACTGCACCAGACAAAGTAGCTAAAGACTCCCAAACCCCACTCATAGTAACCATGTCATATCTACCAAAGGTATAACTCGAATAATTGCACATTATATAAACATACCCATCCAAATAACATATACCAGCAGTATTTTCAAACCCAGTTACACCTGGATTTACTTCCCACAAATAAGTCCAATTATTAGTGGGTATGTCGTATTTATACAATTTTAAAATTGTAGGAGAAGCTTCACAACCCAAAGCATAAATAACTTCATTTACCGAATCATAAGCCATTGCGCTTTCCCCAACATTCAATGACTCAGATCCATCTGTTAAAGGTAAATCACCTAATTTATCCAGAGCAGACGATGTATCTGTATCAATCAGTATAAGTTTATTATTTTCAACAGTTGTATTATCTACATAGTCACCCATGTCCCATATATAATTTGAACTAAGATAATTATCTTCTACCATAACACCATCTTCTATTCCTCTATAGGTTCCATTTTCACTCGCCGAAATTTTTATATAATTATCAGCATCAGTACCGGTATAATCAATGGCCGTGTATCCAGTCGCTGGAATAGCACTCGTATCATTATTATAAATAGCGATGGCTTGCGAGTCACCTTCTTCTCCTATTGGAGCATTATCAAGAGATTCGGCATAAGTTTGACCATCCTCACCAAATGCTACTATATAATCGTCATTATAAATCAAAAATTCATATAACTCAACAGATATACCGCTTACTGTCACTCTCATAAACTGTGGAGCGCTGGGAGTAGTTATTGTTGTATAGTAATAAGAAGTGCCAGATTGAGTAGTTAATAGTGTGTAGCTATCGCTTTCAGTATTCTTATAGTAAAAGTTTATATTTGAAGACTTTGACAAATCACTAGCATACAAGCGAACACCGTCCACCTTTATTCTCTGGGACAGATCAGTCTCTAAATAAAGAATACCCGATGTAGTTAATGTTACCCCAGAACTTATAGTATTCTGATCCATTAAACTTTCAAGCTGGGGCCATGTAAGAGATACATTGCCAGTACCACTTGTAGTAAGTGATCTAAAATAGCTGTTGCGTATTAAATTGTATTGCATTTTAACTCCCCTTTATACCGTTGTCAACCAGCTAACTATTAAACTTGCTGTCTTTTTACTCTGCACAAAATTATCATTTTTGTTCGACCTAACATATATGGTTTTGCTATCACCAACAGGCACTTGTTCAAATACAAATGGTAAACTTAAAGATCCTATTCCATGAAAATTAATATCATCTTTACTAACCTCAAGAAATTCGTTTGGGGTATAAATAATATCACTTTCCACCCCTTCTGTATTCATTTTAAAATCATCTTTCGCATAGTTATAAATCTTTATATTATCAAAAATACCTGCTCCGTAAGTATCCTGGACATACGCCATTTGGGTATTAGCTCCACCGAATTTTACATTTACAGACTTGGTATCAGAAACATCCCACTGTACAGTACTGATATATAACAACTCCCCGTTTATATAAAATCTTAATGTCTGATTATTATCCATAAACTGGCCGTCATTACTCCACGCTAAAGCTATATGCACAACCTCGTCTCTATCTACGTAACTATCACCGCGTAAATTAGCATAATCAGCGTCAAATAAATTCAAATCGGTTCTCAAATTACCTGTACTAGCTTGAAACCATTGACCAGCTTTTATCCCCAAAGAAACTATATCATTGTTATTATTAACAAGAGTGAAAAATGTTTTCGAAGCAAGATTTCCAAAAGCGTCCCGTCCATAAGAATCATAATATGTTTTTAACCAGAATTCTACAGCACCTTGCTCTAAAGTTAATCCTGCAGCTGGTATATCTAAATATTCTCTACCAGTTAAACACAGCCCTTTGCTGAATTTTACATCATCCTCAAAAGCATTTCGTTGTATATGAATATCATCCACATACATTGTGAATGGCGATCCTTTACCGCGATAACGTAATATAAAAGACTTTAAATCTTTTTCATTATTTATTAAATCTAAACTTTCATCCATAAATGGATTCATATAAAAATTTTCAGTCTCGGGGTAGACAACATCGTATTCATCAAATTTAAGCTTAACTAAATTCCAACCACTAGTCAAATTCAAACTACTGATATTCCACTTATAGTAAAACGGCGGTGACTCATTTACGCTGCCAAACGTTATATCACCAAAGGTGGTGTCCAATTTGGACACGTCATCAATTTTCCACCAAAAACTAAACACATCCTTTACAGACCAGTATATATCTTGCCCAAAATCATCGCCCTCTAAAAATGAAATAGTATCAACTCCAGATGAAGTCGGATAATCTATTTGCAAAGACCTACTATGTACTTTTACATTTAGATAATCATTGGACAAAGTACTTAAAACTGAATCCCACCACCAGTGATATTCAGTTGGATTGTATTTAGTATCTCCATATACTTTTATCAAATTCAAATAATCCAAACCGTATTTACCTGAATCATCATCGTATGAATAATTAGTAGCTGTGTCTCGTTTTACTGCTACCCATTTGATGTGTCCTTGGGCTCTTTGCATTAATGGGTTTCTGACACGCCAATCAACATCTGGGTCTATATGTTGAATTCCTTTAACATCGTAGAAACCATCCTCTGGCACATCTAACACGCCCTCCTGGGCCAACCAACCGCTACCAAGATTATCAGCAAAAAGATCAACTACTTGGTTACCAGCCAATCGTAAACTAATTTCTCCCTCAGACGGGCCATAAGCATCCCAATAAACTCTATATCTACCTTCAGTAAAAAATTGATTTATATCAAATATATACTCTGATCCACCCAACATGTTGCCAGAATCATCTGTAGAAACATATTCAGTTGCCCATTGGCCTGCTTGACTAAATGACACTTTTTTAGGCTCTTCTAATAAATTATCAGAATATTTGAAAAAATCCTCATCATTATCCCAATCAGTAGTGGTATCATTTATATCCTTGTTTACCAATTCATGATCTATTACGCCAAACGGTTCTAACAAATTCATACAAACTACTGGCCATGTTTCGCTATCAACATAACTAATTCCAGGATATGTATAAACTTCCATTTCCCGTAAAAAACTACCATCAAAAACATCGTATAAACCAGTAGATTCATTATAATAATATATTCTTTCATAATCATAACTTGTAACAGTTAATCTTATTCTTCTAGCCTCAACAGGAGTAAATTGATGCATCCTATAAAAATCACTATTATTTGTTACGCTTACTACATTTGTAAAACTACCAGATGTAGAAGTAGAAACACTTATAGTATAATTCTTGTTCATATAATCACTATCATCCGGATCATATCCATGATACAACTTAACCTGATAAATGGTGTAAGATTGACCCAAATCAATTTCTAAATATGGATCTGTAGTTCCTTCTTTTTGAAACCCCCAGCATTCGTCCATACTATAGTCGTTAGATATACCATCCACAGCATAAATTGGATACCAATCGCTAAAATAATTATTAGTACCGGTTACCGTAGCACCATAAGCAACGTTTATTGAAGGGGTATACTCAGATAATATATTACCAATAGGTTCCCACTCACAGTTATAAGCATCACCATCAAGACAAGCATTAACAGATACATCAGGATAAATACCTAGCTTTCTTAAATACCTGTCAACACCGTCCCCAGATAATAAATTAAATCTTACCCACCTGGCATCATCTTCAGTACTATTCCACACCACATCATTTATATTAGAGGTATCAGTATTAGAATAGTCTAAAACGCTCCCGTCTAGCAATAACTTACCAACACTATTACCATAATTTCTTATGAAATCCAATATATGCCTATTCTCCAAATCAATCGCAAAATAATCATAAAAAGTAGAGTTGTGTAATACAAAACTAGCGTCATCCCATTTTGTGTAAGTTATATTATCAGCGCTTGTATAAATATCAACATCATCGGATAAATTACCAATATGTTTAAGTCTTAAAATATTCATAGATTCAGAAGTATTTAAATCAAAACAAAATGAATTACCAAAATAAACAGATAATTTATCGGCTGGGGTATACCCAGACTGTCTCTGTAAACTTATGTCTACTTTATGTATAGCCTCAGTAGCAAAAACACCATTATAAATAACATTGTTATCTATTTTGAGCAATAAATTACTACCAGATCTTTGTATAATAGCTTCGTTAGTACGTACACCATCATTATAAGTAATGCCAGTAACAGCATAATTACCTAATAAAACCCCTTTTTCATACACCATTAATTGTAAAATATTTGTGCCGACCCACGAGTCTGTAAGATGCCAGTGCATTATAAGTGTATCGGTACTATCGTAAAAATCTACATCTAAATGCGCCATTCTATTAGATGTTATTCTGTATGACATAAAATCAAAAGCCATAGTAAAATCCGTAAGGTCTGGAGATAAAACAGTTCTAATATAAGGACCTCCAGTAGCAGACCCATAACTAACAGCTTCTATACCGTCGAAAGAAAGATCTAAATCGTCTCCAGCTTGAGATTGATATTCAGTCCAGTTAGTAAGAACAGGAGCCCCTATGACGTCATTTACTAATATCGGTATATAATTACCGTTTCTATAAGCACTTTGTAAATTATAAATATCCAATTCATTGTCATTATAAAACGCTCTCAAAGAATCTAAGGTTATATGCCCACCAACACTCGAAACAATTTGCCAGTATTTAGAACTAATGTCACTAAAAGACAAAGTAGATTCCAATAAACCTGGGTTTTTACATGAAAAATCTAATGAAACCCCACTTGATAATGTACCAGAAAGAGTCCATGAATCACCATTAGTATAACTATAATAACCATTTTTACCATCTATTAAATTCTTCAATCCATATCCCGGTACATTTATCGCGCATTGCCCATTATCGTTTTGTATATTATAACCATCTTCCTTACGCAAAAAACAGGCCGGCCCTATCTCTGGATTATCTATAGAATCCATAGAATCACATTTACTCCAAAAAATTATGTTACTAGTTTCCTGAGTTTCTTTTGGTAAATCTACTATAAGATCAAACGGCTTATCGTATATATTTTCAAGCACTGCCGGGGTAGATGTATTTGTTGCATTAGTTTTAGATTCTTCTAATAGTAATGTAGTATCACAATCTTCCAATTTGACTTGATTCCCCGCCGACATTTTTATCTCATTCAAGTTGAATTTGTTTTTAGATTCAAACTCTAATCTAAAATATCTAGGAGCTCCTCCAATAAATGTACTTAATTGGTTGTCTGAAATTTCAGTAAATGACGCACTTTTCCATACATCACCATAATCAGAAAAGGATAAAGTGGTATTATCAATCAAAGAGGGGTCAGTTTGTACACGGCTATATACTTCTATTTCCATCATTTTTGTGCTGCGATGTTTATTAGTTCTGATTCTAAATCCTCTACATTCTATATCATCAAATCTATGTTCTAATATAGTCCAGTCTAATGTATATGCGGCTTGTATAACTTCTGGGTTTTGTATCTGGCCACCAGAATAAATAGAATCATCGCTCGTAGGATTTTGAAACAAGTAGGGCGCTACAAAATCATTGTTTGTGCTGTTAAACGACATGCCATTCAGTATTACTTCGTTATATGCAGGGATATATTTATAATTATTATCATAAGTATTGCCTGTAGAATCACTTGCTCCCAAATAATATGACAATTCAAACTTTCTAAAATTATCTTTCTCCTTAAAATACATTATACTACTATTAACTTTAGCAGCCCGCTCATTAGGAAACAAGAGAGTAAATTGGACTGGGTCTCTCTCAAAACCATAAGTTAAATCAGGAACATATGGCCAACAATATTCGGTTCTACCAGTACAAGTTCCGCCGTATAACCATTCAGCATCACCATTCACATAAAAATAAGCGTGCTCTCCAGCAGTGGCTAGCCCATTATCAGCATAATAACTATCACCTTCTTTACCGTTGTCTGCTGTAATAACCATATCATCTAAACAAGCTTTACCGTAAGCTATATTTGTATGGGTATGAGTCCAAGGAGTTCCATCAGTCCATCTAATTCCATGGTGAATATGTGATTCTCCAAACAAGTTAACATCCCAACTAACATCTAAACAAGAGCACAAATTAAAATCATAATACCCTGAAGCTTCTTCTCCATAAATATCTATTTGTTCAATATTAATACGGTTACCCATATCAATATCTAATATACTATTGGTTTGATAACGATCGCTGCGTCCATAAATAGCCAGCCCAGCTACCCCAAATGAGTAAGGTTTACCAGGATCAAATCTACCAGAAATATCACCGATAACTTGGTAAAAAGTAGCATCTGGCAATCCAGTCATAGATACACCCACATAAAGATTGGCGTTATAAACACCCATCAAATCCCCTTTACTAACCAAAATATTACAATCTATCTTGTAAGATAATGGATAAGTGGTGTATACTTTATTAGCTTCTTTTACAGGGAGATCTAAAGAGTGTATTACTGTTAATTCGCCGTTTCTGTGTGGTCGACAAATTTTAATTTTAGCTGGACTGTCATCCTCTATTTGTCCATATATATAGATAGCTTTTAGTCTACCATTATTATTTATTGGGTGGGATAAATCTACTATAGTTTTACCTTTATTATTCAGTGATTGATAATAAGGGGTGTTAACTAAATTAGAAATTAACCTTGAAGTACCTATTTCATTAAAATCCCTACGACCCCCTTCTACATTGAACTGATCTGGGTTGTGTAAGTAAGCAAAATTATCGACGTTATCATCAACCATTTTGTTTATTTCTATACCAGTAAATATACGTGATGCCGCATAATCAAATCCAGTAGCTGAATTTACACCTACTTCTATAGTTGATATATTATTACCACCATCATCAAAAAAACCTAGTGCTCTAGCAGCTGGTGTGTCAGAAATTACTACTGAACTTTGAGACCCCACATTTCCAGAACTTATTTTCAACTCATCATTCTCAGAATATTCAACCTGTGAAAAAATATAAGCTCCGACATTCAACTGGCCCAAAGAGTTGCTAATTACTCGGGCCATCTCAACGCCATTGAGATTACTATTATTACCTAAATCAAACTCCTCTTCGCCGTAACTATCTATGTTTACAACTAGTTTATCGCTTATACCTGAAACAGTTGTATAATGCGATTTCGTAGTACCCGCTTCTACACTAGCTCTTTTTCCGGCACCAGGACAATCGTGCTCATAACTACTATAGTAAGAACAAGACGTGTTTTTACATATCCATTTATCATATGAGCTTATCTTTATAAACTTAATAGCAAACTGATCACCCTCGGCCCCATCTATAAATGGATAAACTCTAAGATTACTTACATACCCCTGCCAAGCTTTTGCTGGGCCCATATTTATTTCATATAAATGCCATTTACCATCTACAATTAAATCAAAATCCATTTGCTGTGTAGAGTTCCACGTTGGATCGTTTAGTGTAACCCACTGTATTCGTCCTGTTGTAAGTGTAGGAACAGTTTTATGTGTATTATTATCTGTAAGCTTCATCATTAGCCTAACAAAATAATAATCTTCTGCATTAACATACTGAAACACGTTTGTACGGCTCACATAACAACTCTTGTCATACGAGGTGCCAAAAATAGCGTCATTCCAACAACCATATAGATAGATATTATAGTATATATCCCAACCATCTACGTCCCCATTCTGGCTAAAGTCAGTTTCATACCCATTTAAGGTATCGTATCTACAAAGCGCTGAATTTTTTATAGACCTTGCATCTCGCAAGAAATTGTAAGCCATTATTTATCTTTCCTTATAGTACATTGTTTTATTATATCTACTAAACAATTACCCTCACCATCATACCCATCACACTGTCCGCAATATTCAAGCCCATTGTCCGGATCTATTCTCATCGGGTTTATATCCTCTGCAAACATTTTTTGTTTTCTTATATTCATTGCCCTCTTAGCTACTTTTATACGTATAAGCTCTTCCCAATCTTTATATGTAAATCTATAAACAGCACCACACACAAAGCACTTATAAATTAAATATTTCTGAATGGTGGACTCTACTAAATGTCCCGCCTCATCAACTAAATAATCCATGTCTTTACTATATTCTTCAGCTGTAAGATACTCATCTATTTGCATCAAACCACCGCATTTTTCACATTCTAAATCAAACATATAAACCTCCTAATAAGCCGACACTGCCGGTGGCATAGTGAACTCTGTCGTACCCTGACTAAGTCTTGAGGGCCTATCAATTGTCTCTGGTGGAACATAAACAAATAGACTAAGTAGTCTCTGAGCTATACTATGCGCATATACAGTAACAGCATTATATGTACCAACGTCAAGATCACCACCACAAACTGAATGAAATTTATACTTCCACACTTCTTTAGACCCAACACTATGCGCGCCAAATTGTGACCCAGCACACCTATGCTGCCAATGTAAATTAGATAAATCCCAATAAAACTCCTGTCCACACGGACTATATGGATCATACCACGTTACTTCTTTAAGTGGTAATATAATGGTGTTATCAAATGTACACGTCCATGAATAAGGAAACGATACCCCGACTTCATTTAACTTTTCTTCCATACCAGGCGGAGCTATAGAAATAAAACTAATTGATGTGTCACCGCTATTAAGGGCTATGTCATCATGTATAATTTTTTGCTCTTTTTCCCAATTTGATAACACTGACCCTGGAAGCGGTTCTTTGTCATCATGACATTCTTTCATAATTCTACCACGAACCTTATTCATAGTTTTATTTTCGCCGTCTGTACCAGCCATACCAACTACACCGTGTACAGAATCTCGCTGATAAACAGTGGAGTTTTCTTTAGTTCTAGTATAAAGTAAACTACCGGTAGAATCATACCCATGGGGCGGAAAATCTCCGTGTGTACCATACGAAATATTATATTTTCTTTCATATGTACTAATAGATTCCGTAGCATCTATAAACACACTGTCGTAAATATAATTACATTCAAAATGCACTACATTTTCACACTCATTATAATCAGGTATCTCAGATAGAGCAATCTCATCGGGAGTTGGCTTAACTCGTAATTTAATTTTAAAATATAAATTCGGCTCCATTATATTAGCTATATCATCATCCCAATCCATAATTATCTGTCTAGTTGATATGCCATCTGTAGGAGCAGCCAATACCATAGACGCACTGTCAGTATGAACTAACGTATAGCTCTCACCATCAGCAGAACTGAATAAACTAACAGCTGGCACATGATATAACCTATCAATCAATGTATCTGGACTCATATCAGAAATTGTAACATCGGTGTCCTCTATAGCTATTTTTTCCGATCCGAATTTAAAATCACAAATCACACGTTCAACTGCTTTTTTGGATGAAAATTTAAACTCAAATTCTACATTTTCCTCACTACAACAATAGGGCATTTCTATACAATGTTCTGTAGGGTACCACTCAGATAGTTCTATCTCTTCAAACTCCTCGCCGCCAGTACAACTTGGTACATGGCTAAAACGAACTTCACAATCACCGCTATCTATCAATGTTTTTTCTCGCGGCAAAAAATAAGAAAACTGACCTGGAGTTAAAGTTACATTAAGCCCCCTCTGATAATATGTTTTAACCTCATCACCAACACCATCATAATCTATAAGCATTCTACCATCGGTTTCAGCTTGAATTATACTTTTATTAGTATACCCAGCCGCAAATAATGTAACGTCCGTAAACCACGGATCTTTAGTGCATGTGTAATAAAGTTCATAATGAGTATTATCAACATGCGTAGCATCCCAATTACCATTCACATCAAATAATCTTTCTGGGCCTGTACCTAACTGTATGAAAAAATAAGGGCTTTCATATTCTCCGTCACTATTTCTTACTGGTGCAGTTAATTTTATATCATATTCGTCCTCTTCAAGTACTAATCTATGCTCACCTATCTTATAATCATATTTGTAATCTGGGTATTCTACAGTACAAAATAAAAATTTGCCGGAAGCATTCCCGCCCTCGTTGTATTGATACCCTTTAGACAACACCGCCTCTTCAAAAGAAGTACTTTCTTCAGCAGGCAAAACCAAATCAGAAGAAAAACTTTGGCGCTCAACCTCTTTCCATATTTCTTGCCAGACCCACTGAATTGATTTACTAACGTCGCCTCCAGGATAATCTCTGTAAGTATACCAAGTTAAAATAGGATCCATGCCTATTCCTTTATATTTCAAATTAGTGGGGTACGGATACATTATTGATTGAGTTGTTTGGTGCGTATTAAAAACATCTTCAAAGTGATATCTTTTCGGAAACCCATCACCACCAACATCTACCTGTTCATTTATAGCTACACCCTCAATAGATCCATTAGCTAAAAATAAACCCATAGGATGTATAAAGGGGCTCGTTATATCTTTGCTATATATATCGTAAGGATAGGACGACGACCCTTTAGTTACATCTGCATTAGTATAAAACTCATATAAAGGCATCCATTTTCTTAGTCGTGTAAAATCAGTGCCTTCAACGTAATAGTAATAAACACTGTCAATAGACCTATAACTCATTATAAAATCTCTGTATGGATTACCAAATTTTGGCAAACTTCCGCCATTTTTTGTGCATTCTATTTGATCTACTAAACTTATACCACACCTATAACTACCATATCCAGTAAACAAATTTTCGCCTTCTTTGTATAAATTACAATAAGACCAATCACAAGTACAATCCCATAAGGAAGCATGATTATCACACACATACCCCCACTGATCTTGCGGACCTAACATCCTCATATTCCAATTCCCATATAGAGGTTCAGCAGATTCATTTGTCTCTTGGTATAACTCCATTAACCAATTACGTACACCAGTGATATTACTAGTCGATGAATCTATCGGATAATTAGCTGTATCATTACAAGCTTCGTATGGATACCACATAGGCCCAGTCAAAGACCAACTACCTAAATCATGATCTCCACACGATGGCATATAAATTTTTCCATGTATCTTATTATCCCATTCAAACGATGTTGGCCCATAACAAACTCGCTCTGGCTGTAAAGTAGCGTGTTTATAACTAGCACTCCATCTATAAAATATCTCTACATCTCTACAAAAAGGTTGTCTCACCCAAGTCATCATTTTAGTTCTAGTAACACCTTTTATTCTGCCGGAAATAGCTCCAGCAAAAACAGTTGATATAAATAAAGTATCATTACCAAATCGCCCTAAATCGTATGGGCCGTTGCCAGTACCAACCAAACTTACACCATCTTTATAATTAGCTACATCATTAACTCCTAGAAAACTTTCCCTCTCTATTTCATAATCAAATCCGGCGGGGGTCTCGCCAAAACTTCTTTTTTGATAAGTATAAATAGCGCCACTTACCGAAGCAGTTCCACTCGAAGCGGCGGCCTCACCAAATTTTAAAACGGCATCACACGGAGCCTTAAAATCTTTAATATCTTTTGGGCGTATTATAATTTGGTTTGTTTCTAATCTATCAGTGCCTTGTTCATAAATTTCCATTTCAACAGTTCTAATTCCGGTCTTAACATCATTCCCATCTATACCTTCATTATCATCTCCGGTTACTTCTAAAATTATACCACCACCAATTTCCCAGTTTCTAACTACATTACTCAATATTTTAGATGGATCAGGTATAATTACAAGAGCATAACCGCTATTGCCAAAAAATCTTACATTTTTTGGATCTAATTCTAAATCTGTGTACATTGTAATTTTTTGTAATTCATACCCCATTTGGTAAGTTTGAAATGAAGGCGGATTATAAGGATTAGCGGGTATTTGTTTATGTACATAATCATTATATATATATGACACTTTTGATGTATTACCATTATTTGATGTAAATGGCATAAAACTAAACGATATAGATCCGTTATTATTAGAGTCACAATTAAAATTTCTTTCATACGCTGGTAAATAATCAATTGTTTTACCTTCATCACCAGCAAGACTAAAACTTTGTTGGCCTATTATTCCACCACAAAATAATTTTTCTACTGTTATTTTATCAAACTCCCAAGAACCGTTACCCTTATTTAAAACTAATATTATATTTTCGTCCCAAAAAGTAGGCATATCAAGGTAAAACATATTCATATCCTTACCAAATTCAGTTTCAATAATTTTTTCTGGGTAATATCGTAGTAAGTTTGTTATAATCTCATCTAAAGTATTGCTAAACTCTTCGAAAGCTTCTTCGGACTCCTCTGATTTACTAGCCTTAATGTCTTCCATACTATCGAATGATTTTAATTCCTCGGGCAAAAAATCTAAATCTGGATCACTCAAATTAATGCCGTATGTAGCAACATTGTACCAAAACGTATCACCAAATATCAAAATATTCTCATGATCCAATGAAGCAACTTCAAATATATTAACATCGGAAGGAAAATGTTGACTTAATTCATCGTGTTCAAATACATTTCTAATTATGGGCTTTAAAACTGCGCTTTGTATTCCTCTAACCAAAGTTGCCCTTTCAGGTAAACCTTCTTGGTCTGAAGTACCTCTAGTAAGCCTGACAGTAGAAGTATCAATAGTAAAAACATCAAAATCAGTTATTTCAGCTCGTATAGCGTTAATACTCCAATTATCTAAAGCTCCTCCAGATATGTATTTAACCTCAATACCTTCTGGCGGGCCTTGCCATCCATAAATTATAGGTTCTATAAAAGAGTTTTCAAAATCTTCTGTTGTCCATCTATTACGTCTTATGTGATAACGTAATTCTAACATCTGTTCTGCTAAAACTTTATCACCATGCTGCATTTTTTCGTCTATACAATACTGCCAACACACGCCAGTATAAAATGGACATTCTGGTTTACACCCATTACAGGGAGCTCTATACATACCAGTGTCTTTGTCCCACTGAAATTCTTTAAATTGATCGACTGTCTCATCCGTATTAGTACACTTAGAAGTTATATTTTTTATATAACCATCCTCATCCACTTCAAAAAAAGCTGGGTTATCAAACCACCAATAACATTTACTTAGACTAGCCCTTTCATTGTATACATCATACCCTAAAGGTAATCTTGTACCAGTAATGGTCGAAAAACCCATTTCATCTATTTTTAATAATCCATATTTATCGTCAGGTTGAATAGCGGAAAATCCTAAATGATAAGGCGAATATCCAGAACAAGTAGTAGACGTACCAGCCCCGTCACACTGGCCTTTATTATACTTATTAATATCTGCATAAACCCATTTTAACCCGGTCCTACGATTACCTACTTGTCGTTCTACATCAGGCAAAACACAAAGAGGTGCTGTGCCTTCACCATCATATTTATCACATCTAGTCTGAGTTCCTACGTAATTACAATTTGGATGATATAACGCATCTGATATTTTACATGTATTAGTTTCAGCATTCCAATGTGAGCACAGTGCGGGCTCATCTTCTCGCCAATATTGACATACGTTCTTTTCTATACTACTCATTAGTATTGATTACCTCTAAATTAAATTTACCTGTATGTTCGTCTACACAGTAACAAACCTTATTAGATCCCTCATAGTATCCAATTACTCTTCGCTCTATTCTAAAACTATCTTGTATACCAGGCACAACAGAAGCTCTGTATTTAATAAAATAAGCTTCTTTGTCAGTTAGATCCCAACGCCTACCATCATAAAAAAGGGTGAGCCTGACTATCTGGTTTTTAGGCACTTTTTTCCAGTCCAGCTCACCCTCTCTGAGTATCACTCCATTAGATAATTCAACTTCCCATCCCCTTTGCATAATTATCTCCTGTAATCCTATAATTTTATTCTATTTTATTATGAATAATCAAAGTAAAGTCTATAGTTAATTGTACTATTAGCTCCAGTTTCACTGGCACCTAAATGTATACACAACCACACTGGATCAGCAGTAAGTCCAAAATTGCCCACAGTTTCAGAATTGTCAGCAGTAGACACCACTGCTAAACTCTTATCTATAGCGTACAAATAAGCCGGTGGGGTATCATCATCTAAATCATCATAGGTTACATTTTGATGCCATTCGGTTCCTGTCTTGGGTTGACCAGGACCCACAGTACCAAATCTAAAATGTGTATCTGCATTATTTTCTTTATGATGATTAAAAGTTCCGTGATTCTGCAAACCAAATTTAACAGTTGATAATTCCACCGCGCCAGACTCAATTTCAAATAGAACAGACCTAACATCTGAATCAGTAGAAACTGTAACATTACCATAATTCAAACTGCTTATATTATAATTAGCTGGAGCACCCGGCAAAGGGCCAGCACAAAGCGCATAAAACACATCCCTAGCATATAGGTTATTTGCATTACTGAATTTAATATATAAACCTTTAGTACCAAGAGCAGTATAACCACCAGAAGATGTAGTAATTGGTGCAGCACTATCATCACCTCTATTTGAGCTATAATTATATTGAGCAGTTCCTAAAGCCCCATTAGGATTAGCTCCATCAGTAGTGTCAGTTTCATACACTGGTAAAGTAAACCAACCAGCAGCAAAAACTGCGTCAGTAAATTTAATCATTACGCCACCGGTTCCCACCTTATACCAATGTAACGGATAAAGTAATTCTATCCATTCAGCTCCGCCCATGTCATCGCCATTAGTAGATGTCCACCTCATACGAGGCACATTTCCAGTTCCAGCACCCATAGTAGTTCCATTAGTTACATCAATGGTTATAGTGTATGTGTCGTCAGAAGTACCTGTAAACATTCCAGCAGTAGTTGCAGTACCACCGTATACTATGTTAGCATCATTGAGAGCGCCAATACCATTATCAGGTTCATTACTAGCAAGTATAGTATAAACTTCGTCAAAAAGACCAGTATACGTTCCAGATATAGTTATGGTACCACTGTAAGTATTGCTAGTAGCTGCTCCGCCTGGATTGCTTTCGGCATCCCAACCAAGAATAGCGTGAGCTGTATTAGTTCCACTAACTACTGTAACACTGGACGAGCTGCCTAAACTACCAGAATAAATTCTAAAACGATTGTCAGCTTCAGTGCTGGAAACCCAATCACCACTTTCCCATAAACAAGTGGCGTTAGCCCATCTCTCGTCACCAGTATCAACATTATGTAACTTTTCAGTTATATCTCTGGCTATAAACCTAGGATCAAGGTTAGCTCCTGAATATAACGTGATATAACTACTAGGTGGGGTGAACCCATCTATATTAACATAAAGCCTATTAGTTGTTGGGCCAATTGTAACTCCGTCTGCGTTCACAGAACCTATGCCAAATGAATATCCACGAGTTCCAACACATCCAGCAGCTCTTCCGTCCCCCGCTGCGCCAACAGCTGAAACATCGTATTTGACCCATCTTATTACCGCTGCCATATTAAAACCTCCTATAATTTATTAATTACTAGGATCCTCAATCGTAAATGTATATATATATGGATCCATTATATTTCCTGCAAAATCTTTAACTCCACTTATTGTAACAGTGTAAGTCTCACCATAAAAGAATGCTGTACTTTGTGGATATATTTTCGCGCCTAAATCAACACTTTCAATTGCCCGTATAGTAGCGCCTAAATTCACCGATTCTAAATCAGCGGTTATAAAGTAAAAACCCTCTCCCACTGTGTTGGGACATCGTACTAAATTTGAAGCTTGTGCTCTTATATCTACTTGAACATGGGGACCCCAATCAACCCACTCCTCAAACTTAGCATTGTATCCATATAATAAATGAAAAGCCTGTTCTGATACCCCACTAGCAGTGTTTTCGGCATGAATAGTTAAATTTATAGTACCATCAGAATAAACACCGCTCGGAGTATAATAACATATATAACCACCCGTTATACCTGAATAAGTAGTTGGAACTGCCTGGCCATCATGAATAAAATACGTACCGGACGTACTTATACCAACACCAGAAGCGGTTTCTACCACATCTACGGAAAAGTGATTTAAATCCGATACTGATATCCAATCTTCTACTCCTATAGAAAAATTGTCAATTACAATGGTCATTTTGAGTATAATCCCCTATAAATAAGACAGTTAGATTATTTAATCAACCCGGTAAATTATTGGAGTTATTGTAACATTCCGTTCCTTTCCCCCTATTTCTATAAGTATGCTTTCCCTATCTAATCCGGTATCATTAATCGCATACATATTCACATAAATATTAGTCTGTTCCCTATCAACTCCTTCTGAACAACTTTTTGGATAAACACTACTCCTATCTATCCACGGGCCTGTACTACCAACACAATAAAAACGCCACATATCGTACAAAATATTCTGGTAAGCCGAAGCATCTCTTACTTTGACTGTAATTTCAACAGTTTCTCCATAAAAGAAATCCTCCGATGGGTTATAACTAACGTGATACCCACCTGAAACACCTGAAACTGTTGGAATTTTTATCCTATTATTTACAAAAAACTCTAAACTAGTTATATCTACTCCCACACCAGCATCTAATACATCAAACTCAATATTAGTATCCAAAGCCACGTCTTCTTCTTCCCGAGCCGGATTCTCATTTAATATATAAGGAGCTTTATAATCAGGAATTATCTTGAACCAATAATCGGTTAAAATAATATTAGGTGTTGGAGCTTGATCATAAACTTCTATACTAACAAAAACCATGGCTTGGTGATGAAAATTAGTAGGAGGATTATAGGTTATTTTCAAACCCTGTGGAGATCCCCCATCACCAATCACCACACAAGATCCAGTAACGTCTATATAACCAGTATCACCAGCATAGGACACTTCGCGTACCTTAAAAACTAATGTATTTTGATCTAAACTAGCTATATAGGGTCTCAAATGTATCCAAATGTTTGTATCTACTGGATTTTTTTCAGACCAGAATGGCGGAATAGCATCTTCAATAAATTTGAATTGGTTTATTTGTACAGAATCTTTGTTCTGATCAAGTACGTGCCTACTAGTGTGTGTTTGACTAATTTGTAACTCATTTTCAACCTGTTTATCTTGAATCAATGGAATTATATTTTCAACTTCATCAGTAAGTTGATTTAAACGACCCTCACTTTCAAACGCTTCCAATTGAACCATAATTGCTGTGGAATCATTGGGGGCTCCTGTCTGTATCCAATGGCCTCCGGGGAATTGAAATTTGCTTAACCCTTTCAAATATAAATCGGTTTCCATATCTTCTAATTGTTCAAGATACACCTGAGAGTAAAGATCCGATCCTTCTGTAGGCCATACACCACTTAATGTAGGTTTTTGCGTTATATTTTTAATATCTGTAGTAAACTTACGCCATAAAACAAATTCTATTTCGTCCCAAATCCAGCCAGTATAGCCAGATACTGGCGCGCCTAAATAACTTGAACCACCATCAGTTTTAGCTTTAATTACTACATCTTCAGTGTCCGTATCTGATCCTGTAGGATAATAATAATCAGTCTGATAATCAATTGTAGCTATTCCACTTGAATTGGTAAGAACTTGACCACCTACAGGATCAAACGCACCACCAGCATCACCAGTTTTACTAAAATAAACATCTTTAGCAGATAAACCAACACCGAACTGATCTCTAACCGCAACTGTAATAGTGATACTACCGTTATTCATCACTATACCGTCCGGCTCAATTGATGGTGCTATATTCAAAGTATAAGGTGCGATAGTATCTTGGTGGTAATTATATGTGGCCCATGTTGTAGTAGCTTTGTCACCAGCATCATCTCTAAAAGTTACTTTTTTTTGCAATCTATAAATGGAATAGTTATCAAATATTAAATCGTAAACTGGAATAATAGTAGTGTCATCATCTTCTACATTAGTTGCGGTTTGTGATCTAGTCACATAATAGTTATTGTTTGGATCAACATATAGTAAATTATTTCCTTTGATTATGCCAATAGCATCATAATCCAAACTCCAAGCTGACGCCCTAACACCACCGTATAACCCACTGTTTTGAACATCTACAACTGATCCATCCTTGACATCTAACTTATATAAGGACCCTTTAGTGGAATCATTGTTTTGGCCTATATCACTAAACAAATATATGTATTTAGAATAAGTAATATCATCCGCATCTGCATATTCATATATAGGAGCCGTTGTTCCACTAGAAGTAATACTATCTATATAAACCCAAGCACCGGATACACTAGTAACTTCTACCCATTCTGTCGCATCAGTATTTGTTGCATCACTGCTCGGCCCCAACAATAATTCGGTACCAGAAACAACAGAACCAATTGAATCCAATTTTATCTTGCCAGTACCAGTTGTAGTCGCACCGTCAAACTCGGTATGCCAATATTCCACAGACATATCATAACAATTAAAATAATTTGATCCGGCGGTAGTCTTTACTATATCGTAATCCTTTTCTAAAGTGGAATTAGTACTGTTAAATTTCCAAGCTCTTATAGTACATTGCGTGCTACTATTATGTTCTAATGTAAAAAAAGGCACATCATCAAAAAATCCAGTAGCGCCTCTAGGGCCCGGATATTCTATAGACCCAATGGACAAGCTTTGCGCATAATCTGGATTCACTGAATAGTTATGTAATAAGCTGCCGGTACTGTTTTTCACCTGTAGTGTAGTAGCCACATTAGTAGTATCTATACTACAGAACGTTCCGCCTTGCGGGCCTATGCAAAAATTATTATAACTAAACTCAACATTCTCGTAAGCCATTAATTACCCCTTAATCATCTTGTGTAGCTGTGCCTTCTATAGTAACTGTGTTAGGTACTGTTCCTGCTTTGTAATAAGTTGGGGTAGTTTTACCTGTCCCAAAAAATATGTCCGTGTAGACCGGATTTATAGTAATATACCCTATAGAATCATCATCAGTAAAATATACTGGTTTATATATTATGCCCTCGTCATACTGATCTTTTACTACTGCGGTAACTTCTAAAACATTATAACCATTGGCAGGAACAATTGTTGGATAAGCTGTGACCACTATTGAATCAATAAACGATCTTATAGGTGATATCTGATAGTTATATAAAGCTCCCCAATCATTGTCTACACCATAGTAAGCAGCTTCATCTTGTAATCTATACACACTATTACCATATATAGCTAAATCGTATATCTTAATGTGAGTAATCCCATTAGCCTTCAAATTATCCATTATCATACTTTCATACAAACTCATAGTATCTATATTCAAAAATCTCAAGTTAGCATCCTGCTCATAAGCTAAAGCGTCAACTGCTGAAGAAGAAGGTCCGCTTACTCTCGCAAAAGTGCATGCTGTTATATCATCATAATCTGCGCCGCTATAAGTAGTTAAAATAGATCCTGTGTAAGCATCTACTTTATGTAACCTTCCAGTATCGTAATCATTAAATATCCACAAATGATTGTAAAAATTTACACCGTCACCAGAATCATATGAATTTTGAGTTCCCGAAACTAAAACTATGTCTGAACCACTTACTGTACTTATATCTACTTCTTCATATTGATTGGAGGAGTTTGGACCCAGTGTAAGTGATATTCCACTGGATACTATGTTTGTATAATTATTTAAATATATTACCGTACCACTAGCCGTTATTCCACTGGCAAGGGTATCGTAATAATGTTCTACAGTAAATGTCTCTGAAACAAAATTTGGAGTGAAATCAAAGGTATCTTTTAATTCAACTATACTATTCTCTATCTGCCAACGCTTGATTGACACCCCACCTGTAATATTTTGCATACTCCAAAAATTTATACCATCATGTTCTAAGCTTGTTACCGTACTAGTAAGTAATGTGCCTAAAGGATAAGTAAAACTAATAGATCCATCGTCTATTTTTTCTACTAAAGCATCCCAAGTATCATCTAACATATAAAAATACCCGTTAGATATAGTCATATTAGGCTTCCTAAAATTGATGTTATCATAAGCCATTCAAATACCTCTTAAGCCTGCTCAACTACAGCGGTCACTTTAACCTCTCTGGCTGTATTTCCTGACAGAAGAGTAATAGTTGATTTTCCATCACTATCGGTGTTGTCTGGATTAGGATCAGCTCCATCAAAATGAGCTCCGTCAGTCCCGTCAACTGAGTATGTAACTGCTTTTGACGTAATAGGTTGCCAAAACTGGTCTTTAACAAAAGCTGTAATCAAAGAGCTACTAGTCAAATTAGCAGCTATCATAGCTGGATAAGCCGCAAGCGAAATAGACGTCACAAACGAATCCAAAGATGAAAGTACGTAACTTAGAAAACTACCCCACTGAGTAAGACTCGAACCAGCATCAGGAGCATTTTGTAACCTATAAATATTTTGGTCATCCATAGTAATATCATAAAGAGGTATAACAGTGGATTCATCATTCAATATATTCTCCATTACCATTGAGCCATAATAAGGCAACGTTGCACCAGCTTGACCAGTATTTATAAATAACAAATTAGTGGTCTTAACATAACATAATGTATCTATTACTCCGTATAAAGCAGAAAACGAATCTACCTTATAAAAAGTTGCAGCTGTTATATCCTTATAAGCACCACTAGCATATCTGGTTATATAATCACCTGTGTAAGCATCTAATTTATATAAAGCCCCAGTAGCGCTACTTACTCCGTCATAGTTATTAAACATCCATATATGAGTATAGTAATTTATAGGGTCTCCGCCAGCATATGAATATTGCATACCTGAACTTGTTGCTCCAGAAATTGTTACCCCGCCGGAAATAACCGTCACTACATACACATCTTCTTCCTCATCATTAGAATTTGGCCCAAGATGTAAAGTCAAAGGATCGCCACTAGTGGTTGTAAAATTTATAGAAGGATGATCAGAATATTCAGTCATAGGTAAAGTTGTGGCACCACTACTTGTTGGGCTACTAAGAGTAGTGTGATAGTGTTCAATAGAAAATGCTTGTGATTCATAGTTATGGCCGCCACCAGCAGCATAACTAAATGTTTGCTGAAGCTTGCACACATAATTATCTATTAACCACCTACGAATAGTTATATCATTTCCACCTGGATCTTCCAACGACCAAAAGTAAACCCCATCAAACTCAGCGCTTTTAACTAAATTACTCATAAGAGTATCATACGGATAAGAAAACGATGTATTACCATCATCCGTCTTTTGAAGTAAATTATCCTGAGCATGATCAAAGGTATAAAAATACCCATTATGAGCTGTAAAATTAGCTTGATTAGTTTTACTTAATTTAATATTCTCACTTGCCATGATTACTACTCCTTATTCTTCATATCTCCTATTCATTCTTAATGCTGGCGACCAATACAAATCATATTCATATGGGTCACCCTCAATAGTTACCTCTGTTGTTATATCAAAATCTGTT